CATTTGCACGTTGAATTTTACGTTTACGACAAAGAACCGTATAAAGAAAAGCCGTTTGTTAGAATTACCGTGCCAGGCGATAAGACGAACATTGTTGACCAACCCGTTCGGGAAGATCACAAAAGACGTTTTCCACGCCAATGGTTGCACTTTCAGATGCAAAACAACAACGCTGAAGTTATTGGCGTACCGTTGGAACAATGGGTAAAAGACGATCCTGAGAACTTTAACGATATGCAGATGGCAGAATTGCAAATCTTTAAGTTCCAGACCGTTGAGCAAGTTGCTACCGCTACCGATAACCAATTGCAGCGTATTGGCATGGGTGCGATGGGCTTGCGAGAGTTGGCAAGGCGTTATTTGCAAGTTAAAAACCAATCTTCTAGTCAAACTGAGATTGAACACACCAAGCAGGAACTTGCTCAAGTCAAAGAGCAAATGGCGGCTTTGATGGCTCAGTTGTCGGAAAAGAAGGTTGGGAGGCCAAAAAAAGAGGAATAAATGTCATCAACGATGCTACAGCTAGTCACCCAAGTTACCAATGAATTGGGTGTATCAACGCCAACAACTGTGGCATCAAATACTAACCAAGATGTAATTCAAATCTTGGCGTTAATGAACGCTGCCGGTTATGAGTTCTTACGAAAGCATGACTGGCGGCAATTAACGAAACGGTACACGTTTACGAGTGAATACACTCAAACAACGGGCAATGTAACCGCAAATACTTACACCATCACCGGAATCCCATCAACTGTTGGGCTTGATACAACGTATCAGGTCGTTGGTAATGGCATTTCAAACGCCTGTTACATTGAATCAGTTGATTCAGCTACGCAAGTAACCGTCAATTTGCCCTCCACAGGCACGTATACAGGCGCTACGATTACCTTTGAAAAGGTAAAGTACGACTTACCTACGGATTACGAATCAGCTGTGCCACGAACTATGTGGGATCTCAGCAAGCATTGGGAAATGTTAGGGCCAGAGAGTCCACAACAATGGGAATGGCTGCTGTCAGGATTTATCTCTACCGGCCCACGGATTCGTTGGCGATTGTTTGGTAAATACTTTCAAATTTGGCCTGGCGTTTCAACTAACGAGCTTTTGGGTTACGAATATCGCTCAAAAGGTTGGGCAGAATCCGATACTGGCGTTGTCAAGAATTCATTTACTGCCGACACAGATACTTGTATTTACCCTGATCGACTGATGGTATTGGCTACGAAGCTGAAGTATTTTGAAGCTAAAGGCTTTGATACTACGGCGATGTATCGCAACTATATCGAGGAATTTGAGATAGTTCGGGCGCAAGATATGTCGGCGGCTAATTTGTCGTTTGCACCACGCCCAGGCACAGTCTTGATCGGATACGACAACATACCTGATACTGGCTACGGGACAAACTAATGGCAAGCCGACTTGTTCAAGGCACAGCAGCTCGTGTTCAGTCGCTACCATCCCCGATTGGCGGTTGGAACGTGCGGGACTCGATTGCAAACATGGATACGCTTGATGCTGTCCAGTTGACCAATTTCTTCCCGACTGTCAACAATGTGGTATTGCGTGGCGGTTACACAAAATACTCAACAGGCATTACAGGTCAAGTTCAAACGCTTATGTCGTACTCAAGCGGTGCGACTGACAAACTGTTTGCGATTGCAGTTACATCAATTTATGACTGTACGGCGGGCGGTGCGGTTGGCGCTGCTGTCAGAACGGGTTTGAGTAACGCAAAGTGGGAATACATAAACGTCACAACTCCCGCAGGCGGCTACATTATGGCGGTCAATGGCGTTGATGCGCCATTGCTTTACGATGGCTCAGTTTGGACAAATCCAACCATTACAGGCGTGACTGCAAGCACTTTTAGCAACATCACTATTTTTAAAAACCAAGTGTGGTTTACACAAGCATCGACTCTTAAAGCATGGTACTTGCCAACTTTAAGCATTTCGGGCGCAGCTAATTACATTGATTTAAGTTCGGTTGCCCAACTCGGCGGCTATCTTGTTGCGGTTGCAACATGGACAATTGACGCAGGCTATGGCGTTGACGATAACTTAGTGTTTATAACGAGCAATGGCGAGGTTATTGTCTATGCGGGTACTGACCCATCAGACATTACAAAATTCGCTTTGGTGGGCGTTTGGAGGCTTGGCAAGCCCGTTGGTAAGCGATGTTTGATGAAGTACGGCGGTGACATACTGATATTGACTTACAACGGTCTTTACCCACTAGCGGCAAGCCTACAGTCATCCAGACTTGACCCACGGATTGCGCTATCTGACAAAATCCAAGGCGCATTTACTGCCGCAACGCAACAATATGGCAGCAATTTTGGGTGGGATATTAGTTTTGATCCCCAACACAATGCTTTGACCGTCAATGTGCCTATTCAAGAAGGTCAACAACAGCAGTATGTAATGAATAACATTACAAAATCATGGTGTAATTTTACTGGTCAATACGCTAATTGTTGGGTAATTTTTGACAACGAGCCGTATTGGGGTGGCGATGGATTCGTTGCCCATGCGTGGGATGACAATTACGCTGATGATGTAAGCGACATAGATGCTTATGCGTTGCAAGCGTTTAATTACTTTGATGCTCGTGGCTACAAAAAGTATTTCACTAGAGCCAGACCGTCAATCTTTACAAACGGCACACCGTCCATTTTCATTGGTTTGAACATGGATTTTGATTTAGCAGATACGACTGCGGCGCTAAGTTTTAGTCCACAAATAAATGCGAAATGGGATACTGCTGTGTGGGATGTGGACTATTGGTCTACGGACACGGTAATTACAAATAATTGGCAAGGCGTAACTGGGATCGGATATTGCGCTGGAACACAGTTTAAAACCGCAAGTCAGGGAATAACGATTTTATGGGCATCGACGGACATTGTGTACCAACAGGGTTGGGCTGGCATATAGTCCAAGGCGCTGAAGTAGGCCATTGGGTTGCGGATCGAGTGCAAGGTAAGTATTTTGCGGAAGGTTCGCAAGCAATTGGTTTAGAGCGTGATAGTCAGATTATTGCAGGTGTGATTTACGAGAATTGGAATAAAGCCTCGATTGTGTGCCACATAGCAATTGAAGGACGTATGACAAAAGGGTATTTAAAGGCAATATTTGACTACCCTTTTAAGTTTTGCAAAGTAAAAAAGATTATTGTTCCGGTAAGCAGTACCCATGCAAAAAGCCTAAAATTAGTTACGAAAATGGGTTTTGTAGAAGAAGCAAGGGTGAAAGATGCAGTACCGGATGGCGATATTATATTTTTGACATTGGCAAAAGAAAATTGCCGGTTTCTAGGGGTAGAAAATGGGTAAGTCAGCAGCAGCACCACCAACACCAGATTACGTTGGCGCAGCCAAGCAGCAGGGTAAGGACAACCTTGAAGCTGCCAGACAGTCGAATGTTATGTCAAACCCGAACATGATTACCCCGTTCGGGAGTCAGACGGTAACTTATTCAAGCCCAACATTTAACCAGGCGGGGTTTGATGCAGCGACTGCAAATTACAACGCTGGTGGCAATGTTGACCGCAGTCGGTTCATGCGCCAAGGCAATCCAGAAGGCGACACAACAACGGGCGCAAGTTATTTTGACCAAGCTGGCTATGATGCTGAAATTGCAAAGCGCGGTGCAGCGCCAAGCCGTGAAGCATACATGACGGGCGGTGGTCAGCCTACAGTTACCCAAACCTTAACGCCACAAGCGCAGCAGACTTTAGACTCACAGCAACGTGTTCAGACCGCACTGGCTAACTTAGGCGAAACGGGCATTGCTAATGCAAGGGCTACGCTTGAAAGACCATTTGTGCCAACTTCAACTGAAATTCAACGTAATTTCGGTGGTTACGACGCTGTGCCAACTGCGGCTAATTTCAACGCTCAAACAGGAATTGACACAAGCGGCATTGCAAAGATGCCCATCAATGCGGGTACGACTGCACAAGATTTAATTCTGCAACGCTTAAATCCAACGATTGAAGCGGGTGATACATCTTTTAAACAAGCATTAGCAAACCAAGGTTTAGCACCAGGCACAGCGGCCTACGATGCAGCGTTTCGCAATCGTTCGCAACAAGTCAACGATTTGTACAACCAAGCGGCACTCCAAGGTATCAACTTGGATATGTCTGCAAATCAGCAGGGCTATAACCAAGCGTTAGCAAACGCAGGACTGTACAACTCGGCAATGGGTCAGAATTACGGTCAAGGTATGCAGACCCAAGGTACGCAATTTAGCCAAGGGCTTAACAAAGCTCAGTTTCAAAACACCGCACAGCAACAACAGTTGGCGCAAGACTTGGCATTACGAGCGCAGCCAATTAACGAAGTTATTGGACTTATGGGTGGATCGCAGATTCAATTGCCACAATTCCAAGGCTATCAAGGTACTTCAGTTGCACCATCACCAACCTTTGCGGGCGCACAAGCTCAAGGTCAAGCAAATACGCAACAGTATGGTATTCAGCAAGCAGGCAACAATGCAACAACGCAGGGTATTACATCAATTGCGGCAATGGCTGCGATGGCGTTTTAATGCTTGGATTGGCTTTCTCAGGCGGGAAGGATTCTTTAGCGTGTTGGTATTTATACCGTGAAAAGAATCCCGTAGTGTTTTGGGTAAATACAGGCAAAACGTATCCTGAAACCATTGAAATCGTCAATCAAGTGAAGTCAGAGGCGGTTAAGTTTATTGAAGTAAAGTCAGATCAAGAGCAGCAAATTAAGTTTTATGGCTACCCAAGCGACATTGTGCCGATTGACCATAGCCTTGAGGGTATGCAATTTGCAGGCGATAAGCCAGTACGAGTACAGAGTTATTTGAATTGCTGTTGGGCAAACGTAGGACAGCCTCTGACAGAGGCAATTGCAAAACGTGGGATTACGCATTTAATTCGTGGGCAAAGGCTTGATGAAAGCCACAAATCCACGGCTCGGCATGGGTCGGTAGTGAATGGCGTGACTTACATTCAACCGATAGAAACATGGACTAAAGAACAAGTTTTGGCGTTTTTACGGACTCAATGTCAGTTACCAGAACATTATGCAATCGACCATTCAAGCCTTGATTGTTACGATTGCACAGCGTATTTGGCACACTCAGCAGATCGAGTGGCATGGATGAAAGAAAAACACCCTAATTTGCATGAAAAATATAAAATAAACATGGCGGCACTAAAGTCTGCCTTGTTGCCTACTTTAGAGTTATTAAGGAATTGCGATGCTTAATCAATATGTAAACCTTACGCCACAACAGAAAATGGCGCAGATGCTGCAACAGCAAGCCCAACAGACACCGCTGCAAGGTGGGCAACAAGAGATGCCGCAATCAATGGGTCAAGCAGCGTCACAGAATTCGTTTGGTGGCGTTCAAGATGCTATGAAAATGTACAACCAGTTTAATCAACAAGGCGATATGCAGGATTATAAAGACTACATTGCCCGACTTAAACTTGGTCAAGCACAGACTGGCGGTATGTTTGATTCGGCTAATACTCAAGCGCCAGCAATGAATGCAAACAATTACACGGGGTAAGCCATGAATTTGGACTACAACACTCGGTTAGCAGCAATTCAGCGCAACGAAAAGTTAGCGCAGATTATGCAACAACAGGCGTTTCAGCCAATTGATATTCAAAGCTACCAAGGTATTCAAGCGCCTATTTCTCCATTAGCAGGACTTGCCAAAGTGTTGCAAGCGTACATGGGTGCAAGAGGTACGGGCGATGAAGAACGCATCAAGCTGAACCAAGAGGCCAAAGCAGAAGCGCAACAAATGTTGTCAAGCCTTAACCCAACAGCATCACCTGGTCGTGCTGCGGTTATGGGTATGCCTGAGATTCAAGCTCGGCCTGCAACGTCATTTACCCCAATGGGCGCTGACTTTGAGGACAATCCAAACTTACCAGTTGCACCGTCGGGCAATGTCGAAACGCCTGCCGTGGCGTATCAGCCTGCTGTAGCACCGCAGGCAGCAATCCCACCATCTTTGGGAATTCCATTAGACCCAGAGCAAAAACGGCAAAAATTGATTCAAATGATGATGGGTCAAAACCCATACGCATCACCAGTTGCCAAAATTATGTACGAAAGCCTTGAAAAAGAAGGCACAGGGCCATTGGCTGAATATCGCCTTGCCCAACAACAGGGTTATAAAGGCACGATGAAAGATTATCAAATTGAACAAGCGCAAGCAAAGCGTTCAATTACTAACGTCAATATGCCATCAGGTGCGCCAATTACTGCAATGGTTAATGGACAATTGCGCTACGTTCAAATTGGTAAAGGTGGTGAAAAAATTGTAATGGAAGGCATTATGCCTCCATCAAACGATTTGCAAATTACAAGGTTAATGACTTTAAGAGATTCGTTGCCAAAAGACAGTCCGGATAGAAAAGTTGTTGAACAATTGATTGAAAAAGAGGCAACTCAATCTTTTGCCCCTAACGCAACAGTAAAAGGGCCATTGGGTCAAGTATCCCAAACTTCACCAGCCCCTGCGGAAAACACGGTAAACGTGATGATTGATGGCAAACTTACTGCCGTTCCAATTGCACAAGCAGCGGAATTGACCGCTAAATTTAAAGGCATGGTTGCAAAATCTACAGGACAAGCAGAGGCTGAACTTGATCTTGTTACTGTTTACGATAAAGATGGTAAAGCCTCTTTTGTGCCAAGATCACAAGCTGTTGAAGCTGCAAACACAGGTAGCCCATTGCTTGCCAAACCTGACGTAAAAACTACGCAAGGTCAGACGGTTTTTGATGTAGCAAGAAGGGCTGAATTAGTATTGCCAAAAGCATCGTCTGGCATTATTAGTAATTTGTTCACAATGGCAACTGATGCTGCGGGAATTCCAACAGACAAATCTGCTGCGGATGCACAATTGCGGGTTCTTGGTGGACAGCTGACGTTAGCACAGCCTCGCATGGAAGGGCCACAAAGTAACGCAGACAGTATTTTGTATCAACAAATGGCAGCTGAAGTTGCAAATCCAAATAGACCGTATCAAACTCGCATGAAAGCGTTAAATACGGTTATTGAGTTAAACGAAAAATACGCACCAACACCAAGCGCACCACCGCCAGGCTCTGTTCGTAGGATTACTCCAAAATGACAACAGCCACCTTTGAAGTAAAGATTGGTAAAGAAGTCTATGAGGTAGATGCCAAAGACGAGGCTGAAGCGTGGAAACTAGCCAATACGTTTCATGCCCAAACGCCCCCACCGCCACCGCCTGAGAAATCAACAGGCGAAAGCATTATGTCGGCGGTTAAGGATTTTCCTCGACAGGGGCTTTTAACAGGTCGGTACGCAATTGAAGGCGCAGCGAACACGTTAGGTTTGCCGTTAGAGCCTATGCGGATGGGCGTTAGCGCACTTTCACAACTTGCCGGTGGGCCACCAGCAGCATCAATGTCAACTTACGGCACAAAGTTAGCCGATCTGTTGAGATTGCCCAAAC